CGTTTTCGTTATATGTACGATAATGTTGGTAAAAAAAGCTTCGTCTAATCTAAGAGTGCTTATAATTGCGCTCCACTTTCATGGGTCAATAGTTCAGTGGTTAGAGCCCTCCGCTCATAACGGCTTAATCTGAATTGATGGAATGCCTATAGACAGGGCGGTAAACGGTCTTTATTTTTTTACGGTGACGGCTTAGGTGACGGCTTCACTTCTTAAATGGGTCAATAGTTCAATGGTTAGAGCCCACCGCTCATAACGGTGTTGTTGCAGGTTCAAGTCCTGCTTGACCCACCATTTCTCCAAAATCAAGCTGATTTATCAATACGATTTCTCTCTAAAAATTCTTCAATATCTGATATTTTATAAACAACAGCATTCCCAAATTTTGAGTAAGATAGTTTTCGTTGGCTTCGATAGTTAGCCAGAGTACCTTTTGCAATACCGAATTTTTCCATAACTTGTTTATCGGTTATGTATTTGTCAAGCAATTCCATTTGCTCCCTCCTTCATAAATTTCGGAAGAAGTAAGCCCATGAAGCAACTTCCTACCCCACCTTTTTTATATTTTGGCTTACTACCTGCTGAGCAACTCTTATCTCCGTTTATCCCTTTGATACATTCTGAACAGTCAATATTCCACTGTCCTCTTGTATCTTGTCCGCTGTATTTTGGTTTCATCCTGCTCTCCTTATTTTTTCAACAATTCTCTGCGCTTCCAATGCATCAAAGTAATCATCAACACTCATAAAATCACTTCGTTTAATTTCTTCTTCGCTCTGCGTTTCGATGCTTCTTCCCGTCTGCGCTTCAGGTTCTCTTCGGGGTGATTGTCTCTCCACTTCTTTACTGACTGATAAGATAGTGTCGGGTGAAGCTTCCGGTAGTTTTTCATGTATGTCCGCTTGTACTCTCTCTTCTCTTCGATTGACATCGGTTTTTTCTTCGGATTTGTTTGGAGCGGATCCGTCACCGCTTTGGACTTTTTTGGCTGCACAACCTTTTCACCAATATCGGAAATATGGTTATCCATAAGATTTATCATAAGTGGTTTAGAACTCACTTTTTTAGTCTCATGATTTGATAGTGTTGGGGCAGCGTTTTTATGACTGGCATTTTTGCGGGATATTGAAGGAATATGCTCTTCCTCCTTGATCCCTATAGCTTTTTTCCATTCTTTTTCAGACATAGGATGTTTCATCCCTTTTGACTTTAGAATGTCGAGGTATTTTTTATATCCTTCATGCATTACCAACACCCCGATTTAGCATCTTCTTCAATATTTTTATTAAGTGCATAAAAATCACAAACATGATCGTCTTCTACTGGAATACCGTTTGGGTTTGGTATGTGTAATACGAGATGGCATCTCAAGTCTTCGAGCTCATCATCCGCAAAATCCATGAACGCACACGTTAGGCATTTTTTAGGAATTTTACTCATTGCTTTATCCTTTGCATTACAACCCCATTCGCGCTATAAATGCTTCGGCACGACTTGATTAATATTCCATTATCCCATACTTCAAAATTGCCATTGTTTTTTACTATCTGGGGCATTGGTTGTCCTTATTAATTAAATATCTTTTTATGTCTCATCACTTCACAAAACGAATGAAAATCCATAGCCCTATTGTGCTTTCTGCATTCATATAAAACTATGTTTATCCCATTTTCAAAAATGATCTGTTTTGCTTTTACAAGATCACGACCATTTTCAAATATATCCAGTTTATTGGTGATGATGTTGCGGAGCTGTTGGATGTCATTGATATCACTCATACGAGCTCCGATTAAATGATGTGAGTAGTGGGTTGACCTCCGACGTTTCAAAAGGTGGTAGGCAATATTGCTCACATCGAGTATCATATTCGTCCATGGACATACCAGTAAGAGCACACCATGCATTAGCATCTTTTGATAACAGATAATTGCAACCACGACACCGCGAATCTTTTTGTTCTGCTCTTACGATCCGATCATATTCCGCATTAATAAAAGCGGCTGCGATAATCAGCTGCTGTTTACGGTCGTGGTCTTCTTTTTTAAAGTATTGTTCGTCCCATGGCCATAACCCTTTAAGACTTGGACCACCATGAAACAATACAGAATAATCATCCCCATAAAGCATTTTATTTTCAGACGCATAACACGCCGCCGCATCTGCTATCTCCCCATCCGTATGTTCATCATCATGTTCGGGGCTGTATCCCTTTTCGACGATCTGGCGGGTTCGCTCTTTTGCTACGAGATCGAGAAAGTTTGATTTATGCATAGTCGGTACCTCCGTTGTTTTCTTGTCAATTATGTAAATTAACCATGCTAAGATCGTGGTTAATATGACTCCAGCTACCAAGTTTATAGTTGCAGGGTCTATAGGGTTCATTTTTTACTCTTCCCATATTTTGCATCTTGCGGGTTCGTGCCCCATCGTCGTTTTGTTTTGATAGAACCTATCCCTATTACTACAATCAGAAATAGGATTAATGCTGCCCCTATGATTTCATCGGTGAACATTTTTAACTCCTGTATCCATAGTAATCTGATCGATGGTGTACGGCAGCACAACGCCTCCGATCTCAACATCAAAGTATTTGACTCCTTCATGTTTGCGTATTCGCACTACTCTTCCTCTGAATTGACCGTGCACATAAATCCATTGATCAGGCTTGATATAATTTTTAGTTTGCATCACGCTATACCTCCAACAATAAATAATCCGATAATTCCAAACATAAAAGCAACAACTCCCCAAAAACCTTGCGACTTTTCACGAAAGACGGTACCATACAAGACAGCAGCGGTTATAAAATAGATCGTAGCTGCCAAAGGCATGATCGCAAACGCCAAAATGAGAGGAATAATTACAGCATGAACAGCACCTTTGAAGGCTTTATCGTAAGCGTCATTATTTTCGTAGGATATAAAATCTATAGCGACCCCGTTTGGCGTGCTAAGGTTGAGCGTTTCTTTTAACATAGTTTCTCCTTTGGTAATTCTTCAATGATTCGTAGCGCCCACCATAGTGGGAGCCCATTAAGAGATTCTAAAATTCTTTTGAACTTCATTAGATCTCCTCAATAGTGACTTTGTACTGTTTATCAGCAAGCAAAACACCTAAGTCTCGAAACTCTCTATAAATTTCATATGACATAAGTGCATGACCACTTTTTTTTAATTGTTTAACTACTTTTTTCCCCTGGTAAACCTTCTCCACTTTCGGTTTCGCCGCTTCTTTGAAATCATCACGCTTAATCTCACCAGAGTTGTATCTCTGATAGATTTCACGCTGTTTTTCAGGATCTTTTACCCTGCTTAGTTCTTCGAGTACTGACAACCCGATATCGCGTTTGTTTGCTTCGATGTCAGCTTTGATCATAGGGTCGAGCTTGAAGCATCCGAATGCTTTAGAGACATAGGATAATGGTTTGCCTATAGCTCCCGCTAACTCTTGCTTCTGAGTGTATTTACCTGATTCCCATAGCCTTACTATCGCCATCGATGTCTCATAGTCAGTCAAGTCCTCACGCTGGATGTTCTCGATTAGAGCCATTTCATCCACTGAGTGATCGTCGCTATCAAATACGATTGATTTAATCGTTATTGCTCCATTAATCTTGGATGATTCGTATCTGCGCTGCCCTGCGATAATCATGTATTTGTCTGATTTACGTACCACACTGATTGGTTGTAGTAGTCCTTTGGTTTTGATAGACTCTGCCAGTTCTAAAAGTGAAACGGGGTCAAAATGTTTGCGTGGTTGGTCGGGGTTGGGGTATATCTTCGATATCTCTATCTCCATCAGAGAGCTAATACCTGATGTTCTGGGAGCAGTTTGATTAGTTGCGTTTTTAAGGGCGGATAAGTTCATCACGTACTCCTATGATCTCAGCTCTTGAAGTATCGAAAGAACTGATAGATGAATGAAACACACTCTTACCGTCCCCCATGGTCGACCGGTATATTTTGCGTGATCGTATGACCGAGTCAAGCAAAACGATATTAGTATCGCTGATTGCCTCTTTAATCGTGTCGAAATTACGGGTTAGTGGATGGATGTTGTTAAACACCATATACGCTTCAGCATCACTCCCGATCTCAGATAGGATCGATTTGAACGTATGAAATCCAAGAACCTCAGTAATGCTGTCGCTGATTGGTATGAGTATTTTGTCGCTATAGGCAAGGGCAGTACGGTTGATATCGCTATCAAACCCTCCGACGTCTATAATGACCACTTTATCACTCGGTACTGCTTTGAGTATCTCGATTAGTTCTGAGGAGGTATGAGGCTGTATTACGTTAAGCGTTCCACCACTCATGAGGTTGAGATAGTGGATCGTTTGCTGAAAGTCTAAGTCGATGACATCAGCATGGTTAGCAAATGAGTGAGCCAAATGCCACGCAAGAGTTGATTTCCCAACTCCTCCCTTAGTGTGTGAAATAGTAATAATCATGGTTGGATTCCTTGGTTTGATTTTCCCGAGGGAAATTTTGTGAGCTCTCTACGTGACTCAGCGAACCACAAAGGGAACCTGCGCCTCGTAGAAAGCTATGGGACGGCTCCGACATGAATGTCGGAGCCGTCATTAAACTTGAAACGCTTTCACACCTTCAATGCCTTACATTACCTTCTCTTCTTGATTGTTATCACTCACTTCCGTTCGTTCTGTCATGGGCTCAATGTAGGCTGGACGGAACCCGATATCGCTGTCCGAGTACGAACGAGCGGTGCCCAGAAACAAGGCACCGAGCCCAGCACCCGCACCATCGAACCAATTCCCGCCACGGATCGGCACACGTTCATCGCAGTTATCAGCCCAAAAATATCCTTTGACATCTGTCATATCATGTTGCTGAGGTGGGACGATCAATGCTTTGAATAGAAGCTCATCGATTGCAACACCCTCCAATGCTTTGGTTTCAGCCCAGCGGTTCCCGTCATAATCTTTATTCGTAACCGCATTTCCAAAAATTGGTACTTCATTGTTGATATCAACATAGGTATCAAATCGTTTCCATTCAGACTCATGCGCTGAAAAATCATTATCATGAGGCATGATGATCTGACCATCGATAAGCTTTAACCCATCGACCCACTCCCATAACGATCCGACTCCATCGACGGCGTTTTTACCCTCTTTTAGGCTCCACATTGCCATCGCTGACCACTCCCAGTTCGTCATGAGATGCCATCCTGCACCTTTATCCGAACAATGTTTTTTCGCATCATCAAAATTAATTCTTACTACCTGGGGACCGTTCTCATCTTTCTCATGCTCCATTCCGATATGAATGGCATCGATCTCGACTCCATTGACGATGAATGCCGGATGGACACCGGATCCGAATCGTGGGTCCACATCTTCAATCCGAAACTTCGGTATGATTTTCATATCGTTCTTTTTGCCATGCTGATCATAGATGGCTGTTATCTCTTTTTGCATAATTTTCTCCTAACATACAAAGCCGTGCCTCGTAGCTACCGCGACAAGCACTTTATTCTGAGTCCCACTGGAACTACCTCATATTTTTATAGAACTCCATGTATGGAATGTGGTTAAACCTGATACGACTTAACACCCTCGATACCATCACAGATACTCTGTGTGAGTTGTCGGCGTGTTTCCTCTTCGAGTTGGTCGATGTTGTAACAGATCAGCTCTGCGACGAATGCACCATCCTGAGCACTTAAGAATAACTCTGTCTCAAAGCGGGTTGTTAGTTCACGATCATTAGTATAGATTGGAAACTCAAAAGTAATAATCCGTGGGATTTCAACGTTTGCTTTTCCAGTTCGGACAGTAGCATCGATGCTAAATTTGTTTGAGGCGTTTCGCTGGATGCTGTCAATTGTTGTGATTCCCTGCAAGCTCTCTGCCATGTCGATGATGTCCATGTCATCTGCTTTTTTGTTATCTAGTGCAACAATGAACGGCTCCATACGTTTGAGGAAGCGGATAAAATCTTTTTGTGTGATTGATCTTCCGTTATTCGCTCGGTAATGTTTGTAGTCATCGGTTTGGATTAGCGGCATAAGCGCTGTACTGTCACCGTAATCAGGCTGTGAAGCTGTGATGTAGTTGAATACGGCTTTTACCCTGCCATCATCATAGAAAAGCTTTGTAGCGTTTGTTTTGTACTCAGTTACGAATGCAATGAAGTCATCTTTGTTGATGATACTTTGTGATACAACATGCCGTGCCAATTCAGGCTTAAGGTGGAGTGGCTGCATACTATTATCAATTTTATAGTCTTGGTGTGTAGCTCTAACCCCATTATCAAGAAGTACACTTGGTATTCTAAATGCATCGATAAGCGGTCTTAAAAAATCTTTCATTGGTTAACTCCCGGAAGTATTTGTTGGTTTGGACGGTTACGAGATGGCATAAATGTTTGCTCATTAACAAAGAAGCCTGTTTTGATCTTAGGTCGAGGGATAGTGTGATTCACTTCACCTACCATCGTGATCTGATCATCAGCGACTTTGGAAATTTCGAGCTTGATAGTGATGGTCGATTTTTTCTCCTGAATCATTGTGGCTTTTACACATGCTTTCAGTGCTCGGGCGGTGTTATCCGCAATGTCTCCGTTTCCAATAGTTCTAAAAGCATTGATAAACGCATCGATCTCAGAGGCGAAAACCTCTTGGTTCTGTTCCATAGTGATTCCTTCGGGTTGAGTATTTAATCAGGGCAGGCGCCTTACCCTCATATAGATACTCGATTTTCATGGTGAAACCCTCTGATATAATGTTGCTGCAACACAAATCAAAACAAAAGGCTTCATGATGGAAATAAAAGGAAAAGTATTCGCTATTGACAATCTCGGTATGCTCAAAGTCATCTGCAATAATGATCGAACCGCTCTGATCGAGATAGTCGATTCGATCGATATCACCATTGGAGACATTCTTTCCGGTGATCTTATGAATTACGGTGAATTTGTATCAATCCATAGCTCTGAAAATAATCAGACATTCCAAGGATTAATACAAAACCTAGATATTCCTAAACCATATTAAGCGGCTATTTACCTGTAAATTTTGAGCATTTATCAGCTAACATACATGATTTACATTCACAATGTGTGCCCATATTGATCTCAGAAAAAGTTAATGCTTTTCTAGGTTTTAAGATAATAGTCACAATGATAGCCGTCACAGCAGCTACTAATGTAATCAATATTGGATCGCTCATTTGGTTTCCTTTTGGAGTGGTTGTGGAACTTACCATATAGATAGGCACCATTAAGCACTCGTTCTATTCAAATTTTCCCGCGGGAAAATTACACCACTGCTTCGTGGCTCAGTCACCCTCACGGTAACTCATCCCAAACCAGCACCACCGATCAACGGCTTCTTTCCACTGTAGGGCTCAGGGAAACTCTTCCCCGTATTTTGAGCATAGGCTCGATAGATCACACGCTATATGTAATCTACGAAACTATTTTGATATCGTTTGAGCGGCAGTAGGTATGGAACCCGTTGCAGTTCTTTTTTAGGTATTCGTAAATTAGTTTGTCAAGAGGAGTACTCTTTCCATTTCGAACCAATTTATCATGAAGACGTTGCTTCATAGATGATGGTTTTGCTCCTATCTCTTTTGATGCAGTTTCAAAGCTTTTGCCTGAAACTAACAATCCTAGTTTTACATTTTGATATAGAGATAGATGCTGGTTAAATGCCATTTTTGTTAAACCTTTTGAGTATTGCTAATCATGCGTTATAATCTTGTTTACGTTATGCAAACGTAAACGAGTACAGGCATTATAAGAAATATATCTTACAAAGTCAAGAGGAAATAAGAAATATGTCTGATTTTTCTAAAAGAATTAAAGAAGTAAGAAAATATCATAACTATACGCAAGAAGAATTTGCTCATGTAATAGGGGCAAATAATAAGCAAACAGTGAGTGATTTGGAAAATGGAAAACAAAAAGCACTTAAAGATGAGCAGATACAGGCTTTAGTTGATAAATTTAGAGTAAATAAAACATGGCTACTTCTAGGTGAAGGGAGTATGTTTGAGCCAATTAGAGCCAAAGAGCACTCTAATACTATTGAGCCTGCTAAATTTTTCAATGTCCCTATCGTATCTGCAAAGGCAAGTGGATCACCGGTTGGTGAGATTCACTATGAGGTTATTACAAAAGGGGAGCTGTCGATTGCAAGGATGCTATTTAGGACAATGCCAAATGTAGAAAATATACAAGCGATAGAGGTGATCGGGAATAGTATGTCCCCTCGAATCAATCCTGGGGATTATGTCATTATCGATAAAGCCGATTCTTTTAATCAAGATGGGGTTTATGTATTGCAGTTTGATAGCATGTTATTAGTAAAGAGATTGCAGGTAACAACCAAAGGGATCAAGATCATCAGCGATAACCGATCATACGATGATGATATGTACGATCCCGAAGATGATCAGCGCATGATGCACATCATCGGAAAGGTAATTTTAGTGATTAATAGAGATATGGCGTCCTTTTAATAATAAAAAAATTTACTCCTGCCCCGTCTCTTTTATATCTATAAGTGTTGCACTTCCATCACTGTATGAAGCTATACATTGAAATGAGCCTTTAATTAAAGCTCCAAAAGCATTTTTAGCCCTTAGGTCCTGAATAACAAGATATGTACCATCTTTTTTAGCCATTACAACTACTGCATCAAACTCTACACTATCTGGGTCATTTAGAGATTGTTTGATAGCATATCTGCACTCAGATTGAAGAGCAGTATCTTTTTTTACGGCTTCCGATTCTATTTTTTGCTCCACCTCTGCTGCGATTTCTTCAGGAGTTTTTTCTTTCTGTGGAGAGAATATCAAAACAATCAATAGTAAAGCAACCCCAGCCCACACAATTTTTTGCCATTTACCAATCTGTATTTTTCCACCAAGTTTTTTAAAATTTACCTTTTCTTTAAAAGAAAGTGGCTTCACCTGATCTTGAGAAAGTATTTGGTTTTTAAACGGCTTTATTGCTCCACAGTTTGGGCATGATTTTGCTTCTACATTCACATCATGACCACAGTCAGTACACTTAAACAGCATTATGTTCCTTTTTAATTACATAGTGATTCGCATGGAACCCCATCTTTATCTCTATCGAGTTTTCCAACTCCACACTCATTTAGATAAAACTTTGCCTCAGCGCAGTTGCTCATCTCTTTGCATTTATCTTTTCCGTTGCAAGAGAATCTCTCTGACTTTTGCTTTGGCTCTTTTTTCTGTTTTTCTGCCGCGTTTAGCGCGCATGAACTTATAATTATAACCGACAACACGGCAACTTTTAGTATTTTATACTCTTTCATTTAAGCCTCCTAAAATTAAAAGTAAGAAATAAGCTTGACAAAGTAAGAAATAAACCTTACAATGTCAGACCAACCTATTTATCTGAGCGGCGGTTGGACCTTCGGGGCCGCTCTTCAGATAAGTGTCCAAAGGATACACAATGCCTATCTCGAAAACTACATGGTTCTATAAAGCAATCGACTCAGCTCTAAACGCTTTTGGTGAACGTCATCACATAACAGCTCGCCAGCATTTCGCGCCATTGCTCGGATATCATGGTGATAACGCAAGCATACAGCTCGGAACCGCTCTGAATTGTACCACATACAACCCCATCACCCCAAAACCTATTTCTATCGATCAACTCTCTGTCTTACTCGATGAGCTTGGAAGTGATAAAAAAATCATCCTAGATGCTATTGCAAAACAATGTGATGGCGTTTTTAACTTCAGTGCACAGGCTTCACCAGCACAAAGTGAAAGTGTAAAGGATGAGTTGTTGATGATCGCAGCGTTTGCCGGTAACTTGTCAGCAAAGTTTTTGGAGTACAAAAACAATGACGGATGCATCGATGAACTTGAGGCGAATGAGCTAGAGCGTATCGCGTATGAGACACGACAACACTTGAGATCATTCGAAGATATGATTGAACTTCAAAAAGCAAAAATGGAGGATTGATATGGCAAAGATAACGTTTAAAAAAGGTTCCACACCGTATACGCTTCACACTCACTTCTCTTTAGGGGGGTCATTTACTTATGATGAAGCCTACCAAAAAGATATTCGCCATCTTTCTCAGCGTATTGCTGATCTAAAGTCTAAATTTTTAGAAGCTGGTATCAAAGATTTGATCATGGTAATCGATGAGCCAAATGAGCGTGGTGGATTTCATGCCCGGTATTTTTATCGTGGGTATGGTTGCCTGCTGGAAAATAAAGATGGAGCGAGGGTCTACTAATGAGAATTAAACATAATCTCCTCCTCACTGCTAATAAGATCGTTATGAAAACCCCTATCCTATCATTTAATATCAAAGTAAAAATTAGAAAAATAATTATGACTGAGCTGAAATCCAGCGGGTTTAAAGGTCTATAATGGAACAGCACCTCTATAACCTTGCTTTTGAGCGTTCAGTTCTTTCATCGCTTTTGTTTATTCATGATTTTGATACTGTAGATGATATGGTTGCTCTGCTCAATGAAGATCTGTTTTTTCTCCAATCCCACAAAGATATTTGTGCTGCCATTATTAAGCTTCAATTATCTGGGTTACCGATCGAAGAGAGTTTTATCCAAAAACACATGGTGCAAACTGGTAAGTTCGATGAAAGAGTGATGGTTGAAATCCTGACAGCTAACAGCATGGCGAACATAAAACCATATATCGATGCTCTTATGGAGTTTGCACGAAAGCGAAAGCTAGAACAGCTGTCATTCAATATCCGAAAAATGATTAGTGAAGAAAATAATAGTGCTGATGATATCGAATCAATGCTAGAACTATCTCTCAGTGAGTCTCAGATCAAGAGTGGTACGACGATGCCTGTCACAATGGAGAGAGCTATCGAAGAGTTCCATAACATGACAATCCCTGAACCGATTCGTACTGGTATAGAAAGCCTCGATAATCTACTGTGTGGAGGGTTTGAACCTGCACAACTCGTTCATATCGGTGGAGAGCGTAACGTCGGTAAAACAACGCTCATGAAGCAGATATTGTTCAATACGTCTGTTGATTATGACACGCTCTTCTTTAGCTTCGAAATGCCTAAATGGAAGATGGCCAAATATACTGAGCGTATGACCGGTAAAAGCAATATGAAGCGGTATCACATCATCGACACGAACATGATGAAAAGCCGTGACGTTACTGATGTAGCACGTATGATCAGAACAATGTGGAGAAAACACGGTATACGATTCGCGCTGATAGATTCAAAGATGAAACTAAACCACCGTTCTTATAAAGGGAACAGTGACGCTGAGAAAAAAGGAGAGATTGACTCTATCCTCAGTGCAGTAACGCAAGAGACTGGAATCGTTATCCTAATGATTGTACAGGCTTCACGTGAAGAGCTAAAGAACGGAAAGATGGGAAGCTACGGTTCTGTATTGTCCGACTATGAGACAGATATGCAGCTGATGCTTAAAAAGACTGATGGTGGCATAGAAGTAAGCTGTGAAAAGAATCGCCAAGAGGTATTACATTACCCTGCTAAACTTTGGTTCAACGAGAAAGAGCTGAAGTTTGACAGTATAAAAGCGGATATTGTGCACTATCAGATACCAACATCGTATACGGATCGCGCTTCTTTGATCGCAGGTAATGATGAGAAATACGAGATTGTAATACTATGAGAATGAATTATAAGAGTTACCCAACCGACTTTATTCAACAACTCAAACGTGAGCGCGGTGTAGCAGGACGTAAGAAAGCACGTGCGTTTATGGAGTTTTGGGATGACATGGAACATGGAGATCATAATAGTGAATCATTCTATGCAAAGTCATGGGATATATCTCGCAGTACTTCTCACGAATGGATCAAAGAGTTTAAAATAGAAATGGACTTATATATCGATCACATGTTCTTAAAAAATCAGCAACACTATAACCACGCTGTATTTTCAACCGAGCAAAACGAGCAGAGACAACCGAGTAAAACGAGCACCAATAAACCACGTACTATAGGCACTTCTACAATATCAACCGAGCAAACCGAGCAAGGCTTACCGAGGGAAGCTTTTAATCTATATGATAATAATAACGTGCGTGAACTTCGTAGAGAATGGTGGAATGATGCTGAGTTTAACGATTTGTTTTTTATCTACTCTCAAAATACTAAGTTCGTCGGTAAAAAAGAGGATGCATTCGAACAATTCACTAAAACAGAAATGAACCCATCTATCATAATTCTATCCGCTGTCCAATATCTACATGATCCTGCTATCGGCGGGAAACACTATAACCTCGCAAACTTCCTCAAAAATGAAACATACTTGGCATATATTCCTAAGATGATCAAGGTGCGCCATGGTGATCAAGACATCATCGGTGAGTATGATCGAGTCAATCAGCGTATCATTGAGAGTGGAAGCAATCGTTTTATAGTATTGACTCCCGAGCGATTAGTTGAATTATTCAAAGCTGGCGCGTTAGAGTTTATCAAACCATCCGGGAGAGCAGCATGATAGTAACGATTGATATGACAGGACAAGAAGCATTACTCAAAGCAGTTAACCCAAACACTGCAAAGAAAGCAATCAAGAGAACACTCAAGGAATTAATGAGCAGCGCTATGACTGCCGGACAAAAAGAAGTAACAAAAACATACAACCTCAAGACCTCACAGCTCAAAAGATATATTGGAAGTCGTGTCGTATCTAATGCAGGGCTACAGGTATCTGTATCTATCCGATCGCAAGGATATGTCTCTATGTTTAATTTTATAAACAAGGCGAGTATCCAAAGCTCACTTACCCGTAAAAACAAAAATAGTAAGGGCAAAGTTAAAGTGAAGATCATCAAAGGAGGCGGTGCTCATACGTTCCGTCATGCATTCGTGATGATAGGAAAGAGTGGCAACATCGGTATCTTTGAGCGTGTACGTGGAGTGAAGTCATCAACGGGTAACGATAAGATCACTCGCCTCAATACTGTTGGACCTATAGGGATGTTCGAGAAGATTGGACTCCCTATCATCCAAGATCATGTGACATCACGCGCTGCTAATGTACTAAAGCGAAACCTTGCATTCTATATGAGTAAAGAGTCATGATTAAAACATTAAGGTACTCCGCCATAGTTACCGTAGTGCGGGGCTTAAGACTCGCGGAAAGTCTCTATTTTTTGAGTCCTAAACTTCCTAAACTTTCCAGTTGTGGAATGTTTACTAAACAAACAATAGGGTAGATTGATGGTTAATTTAATTACTGCTTCACAATGTTTGATCAAGCTTGAGAATGATGGTATTAAATATACAAAAGGGTATTTTTCCCAAATGACAAGCGACGGTAAAATTCCATGGCACCCAAAAGCAGATAGCCCAAAAAAATTCTATATTTACGAAGAGGTACTTGAAGCAATCAAAAACACTCAAGATCCAACCCGTGACGCTCAAAGAGAAGCAAACGAGCAAAAGCGTGCAGAGCCCATCGATTTGTTTGCTGCCGTCGGAACGTATGAGAGTATTGCCGATATGAGTGATGATGAGCGTGAGGCCTATGACATCGAATGTAGAAGAGAGCTAGAAGAGGCACGTAAGGCAAGAGAAGCCGCTTTAGCAGCTGGAGCAAAAGATACCAGTGATAATGAAGAAAAAGACCTTACAACAATGAAATTGAACGATGTAAAAATTGCTAAAGAGTATTGGTTGGGAGAAAAAGCAAAAGCTGAAGTCGAACAGATGAAAAAAGTACTCATCCCAAAAAATGAGGTTGCCGGGGTAATTGAGTTTATGATCTCTCCAATCAATACCAAACTCGATGAGATACCACATAAGATGAGGGCTAATTTTAGTGATTTTCCTGAGAAACAATACCGTTGGCTAATTGATCATATCAATCATCTCAAAGAAGAGCTCCATAACAGTGGGAAAGAGCTTCTATGACTCAGATCATGAGCCAACGTCAGATTGAGCTTGTAGCGTTTGGTCTAATGCTATTTAAACCAAAGCCAATCTTAACAGGAAGTGAGTGGGCAGATGAGTATTTTTATCTCTCTCCAGAGTCAAGCGCTCGCCCAGGAAAGTGGAAAACAGATCCGTGGCAAAAAGAAATACTCGATGAGATGACTAATGCTACTACCCCTTTTGTGTCGGTTGAAAAATCAGCACGTGTAGGGTACACCAAAATGCTCAATATCACGCAGGGCTATTTTATCCATCAGGACCCATGCTCAATACTTCATGCCCAACCAACCGACGGAGATATCATAGGGTATGCAGAGGATGAATTTGAGCCTATGGTGCGTGATAATGACGTCATACGTGAAAGAGTAAATACACACAACAATCGAGGGCGTAATAAGCGAGAAAAAACGGTTAAAAAAATGTATCCGGGAGGAATATGGGAAGGGATTGGAGCACATTCTCCTCGTAATTTTAGACGGAGAACAACCAGAGTGACGATGGGAGATGAGATCGATGGATGGGAATTTGAAGCTGGTAAGGAAGGTGACCCTATAGCATTGTTCCAAAAACGTTCTCATGGGTTTTGGAATAGAAAGAATATTTTAGGCGGTACACCTACGCTTTTGAGAATATCAAAGATACATAAAAGTGTTAAAAGCGGTGATGGGCGCCGTAGATTTTTACCATGTCCCCATTGTAATTATATGCAAACGATTGAGTTTGATAATTTTCGATATGAGATCGATGAGATCGGGATGCTTGTCAAAGAATCGGTTATGCTTGAGTGTATAAACTGCTCAAAACTCATAGAAGAGAACAAAAAGATGTCAATGGACGAAAAAGGGGAATGGAGAGCGGAGCGCCCATTTAACGGCCATGCTACTTTTATTATCTGGTCCGCATACGCACATGATCCTAACTATCGATGGCACCACATTGTTCAGGAATATCTTGATAGCAAAGACGATGAGCTAAAGCTAAAGGTTTTTACCAATACGGTGCTTGGTAAACCATGGGAAGATAAGATCGAGAAGAATCAACCGGAGGATATCTTATCGCTCAAGATTGATTTATCAGAGGGGATCGTTCCTCCTAAAACTGCTGCATTGGTTATGGCGGTTGACGTCCAGAAAGATCACTTTTGGTTTGAGGTAAAAGGCTTGATCTATGGAAATGGTACACACCTGGTACGCTATGGGCGTGCTGAGACGTGGGCAGATATCGAAATGATTATGAGAACACCGTATGTTGATGCATTAGGAGGGGTCCACATGGTACGCATTTGTGCAGTAGACTCAGGGTATTTGGCGGATGAAGTCTATGAGTTTTGTGCGATGAACTCAGATATCTGTATCCCAGTAAAGGGTGCCAGTCAGCGCATGAGCTCTCCCTATACTGTGAGCAATGTTGACAAAGACATAAATGGTCGCCCAGTAGCAACTGGGTTGAAGCTCTACAAGCTTGATACAGAGTTTTACAAAGATATCCTCGATGCAAAGATAAAGCGATCCATAGCAGCAGTATCGAACGATGAGACGGCTCAAAATAATCTTATGAGCTTTCATAGCAGTACCGATGCTCTTTATGTGAAGCAATATACCAGTGAGTACAAACATACCGAAACCAATTCAAAAACAGGAGTAGAAAAAAGCGAATGGCGTAAAGTTGGGGAAAAAGCACCGAACCACCTTTGGGACTGTGGCACCTATATCACATTTCTAGGGGAATTACTCGGAATACGGTTTTTGCCGTCCGAACTGATTGAAACGGTGGCACGATCACGCCGCCGCGAGCGTCCGGTTAGACAGCATGAAGATGATGAATCAAATTATTAGGAGAAATAAATGTCATTTTGGGATAGAAGAGAAAATATCAAGAATAAACCCTCGGTTGAGCTGCGAACATCTCGCGTAATTGAAAAAATTATGGACGATTATGAGATACCAATGGGGGTTGCCATAGAAAAATTGATGCGAGAAGATGGACTTTATGCCGAAACAATTGAACAATTATCTAAACTTTACCCAGATATTACTAGCTAATAGTTCTAAACTTTTATAAAAACTAAACTTTTAACCCCTATTTTGTGAACTTTTAATGAAGTAGCAGAAAAAAAAGAAAAAGTTTAGGGTAATAGTTTTTGAGCATGACCTAATTTTGATACCCTAAACAAACTTTTTGTATTTTTCTATACTGCCACCATACTTTTAGAAAGGTTTGGTTTTGGCACAAACACTTGGACAACAACTTGACGCTGTACAAACTGCTATCACTGCAGTTGAAACCTCCCAGAGCTATGAGCTCGATGGTCGTAAGCTTACTCGTGCCGATCTTTCTACTCTCTATAAACGTGAAGATTCTCTGATTGCTAAAATAGAGATCCACGGTCGCAACTATGCCCCTGGGCAAAATACTACACCTATGAAAACGAGAGCGCATGTTCAGTTTTCTTAACAATATGTTTTCCCGCGGGAAAATCTTTACTACATTTTTAAAATCGATTAAACATTTTTATATTTTTGAAATTTTGTTATTTGGGGCATTACTATATCTACTTGGGGCATTTATCCATATGCATTTAAACCCAAGTACATGGTGTTTAATTACACGTACTATTTTAGGGATTGTTTTTTTAGTTTTCATTGTCTTTGTATTTATTATCATTGATCTTAAAGGCGGAAAAAGATGAGCCTTTTAAGAGATGCAATGAGTATTAATAGGGGTTTCTACGAGGGTGGAAAACGTACTGGTACCAATCAAGATTTTTGGAATGCGAACAGCGATTTTGAAAACACTGCCTCCCCTGATCGCGATACGATGCGTGCTCGTGCTCGCTGGCTTCATGAGAATAATGCAATTATGGCTAACATCGATGCAACTATTGTCCGTAATAGTGTTGGGAATGGATTTACTTTTCAATCTAAGTGCGGAAAAGATAATATCGATAAACAAATCGAATCCTTATGGTCTGAGTTTATAAAGCCTAAAAACTGTGATGTAACAGGACGCCAGCATTTTGGCGGGATTCAGCAGCTTATTCTTTCTCAGCGAATGTGTGATGGTGAAATCGTTATCAAAAAGCATCTCTCTAAAAACAAAAAGAATCCTTTTCAGGTGCAACTTATTGAGGCGGATCGTTTTGATACATCATATCGTGTTCGCGTAGATAATTCAAATATTCTAAATAGCGTAGATGGTATCGAGCTGGACACGATGGGAGCTCCTCAAAACTATGTTTTTAGAGATGGGCTTATGAGCAACGTCAAGGTCCCAGCATCAGAAGTCATTCATTATTTTAAAATGGGGAATCGCTCTTCTCAGTACCGTGGATTATCAGAATATAAACAATCTATTGTTGATCTTCGCAACTTCGCAGGGTATCAAACCTCTACTCTTAAATCTGCTCGTGCACGATCTAGCGTCGCCTACGCAATTGAGACAAACAACGTACAAGGGCACATGGCTTCTATGCTTCAAGGGAATAAAGAGGGAAGTGATCCAATCTATGACATTAACGGAGTAATGGTTCAATATCTGAATCAAGGTGAAAAACTCCATCAGTATGACCCGGCCGTAAAAGGTGCGGAATATGGTGAGTTTGTTCGCGCATGTGTTCGCCTAATAGCTACTGCTCGACAGATCAGCTATGAGCTCGCATTTCGTGATTATTCTCAGGTTAATTTTTCCAGTGCTCGCGCCTCTTTTATCCAAGATCACAAACGTTTCAGTAATGAACAGTGGCACATGGTTACCTATGTTCTTAATCCACTGTTTGAATCATGGCTCGATGCGAATGTAATGGCTGGAAATATTAAAGGACTAGGAGTAAGTGCCTATTTCATAAATAAATCTGATTTTTGTCAGCCTCGCTGGGTAGCTCCTGCTCGTGAGTGGGTTGATCCACTTAAAGATATCAATGCAATTCAAAAAGAGATCGACATGGGTATCACAACTATTGAAGAGGTAGCTGCTGCACGAGGTAAAGACTTAGAAGATGTTATCGCATCAAGAGTAAAAATAAATAAGATGCTTAAAGATGCTGGAATTTTAACAAAGGAGGAAGCGAATGCCTAAAGAAATTAGCGCAGAAAAATTACTAGAAAATAGTGATTTTGTCCGTGCTCAGATAGAACCTGGATCAGTAAATTCAGATGAGCGACGTGTTGCTATTTTGATCTCTACTGAAACTCCGGTTCGCCGTTATGACTATTACAGCGGTCAGTATTATGAAGAGGTATTACTACATGGAGAAGAGAATGTTGATCTAACCCGCGCTATCACTGCAAAGCTACGCTGGATGCATGGAAGTGGAAAATATGGAGAGCTACCAATAGGGAAGCTTGAAAACGTTACTTTGGCAAACCGACAGCTTCGCGCCGAGGCGGTATTTTCTAAGGCCAACCCAGACGCGGATATGTTCTGGCGTATGGTCGAAGAGGAGACGCTTACTGAGATATCAGTAGGTGGGTCAAAACAAGAGAATCGTGTAACTGAGAGAGATGGAAGCATCGCTCTTGTAGAAGTGACACGATGGGCATTCCACGAAGCTTCGCTCGTGGATATTGGTGCCGATCCGAGTGCTGGAATCGGTCGAAGTGAAAATCAAAACAAAGGGGTAAACGTGAACGAAGAATTGGAAGCGCTAAAGCGCCAACTTGAAGAAATGAGAGCATCGGGCGCAGCTAACGATGCAATTGCTCGTAAAAATGAAGAAATTCAAGCAAAAGTATCAGCACTTGCTGCTGAAAATACAGAGCTAAAACGTGTAGCTAGTATTCGTGATCTCGTAGCTGCTAAACCAGGCGTGATTGGTGAAGATGAAATTAACCGTTTCATCGGTGATACAACAAAAAATGCTGATGATTTAGCACGAGCAATGCTCGACGTTGCAACATCAAAGCAAACAAATGTAGATTTTCAACGTGGTGAAGATACTCCACAGGTGTATGTAATAGGTCAGCAAAATCGTGGAGACTTGATGCGCGCTATCGGCGATAGCTTGATCCTTCGTGCCGGTATGAGTGTTGCAGAACCTCATAAAGATGTGGATCAGTTCCGTGGAGCATCCATGGTGGAGATCGCACGTATGGTTACTGGGTACAGCGGATACGATCGCAATGAGATTATCAAACGTGCAATGAGTACGAGTGATTTTCCAGTGTTGCTCGGAAACGTAGCAAATCGTGTCCTTTCCCAAGCGTATGACGAAGAGATGGGGACATTTGATGCATGGACAACTCCGGTTGACGTTGCGGATTTCAAAACTCGTACAGAGGTAAGCCTTGATCGTTTCGGTGGTCGATTGCGTAAACTCACCGAGGGTGGAGAGAAGAAAAACAAAGAGACAACCGAGAGCGCAGAACAATGGCGTCTATTCAGCTACGGTGAAAAAATCCGTATCACTCGTGAAATGCTGATCAATGATGACCTTGGGGCATTTGAGGGGATTATCCTCGGGTTTGGCCAAATGGCAAAACGTACCGCGAATGGACAAGTTTATGACTTGCTACAAAACAAAGGTGATTTTGCAAACTATGTCATGGGTGATACTAAAGCAATCTTCCATACAGATCATGCAAACTATACAGCAACCGGAACAGCACTTGGAACTGATTCGCTGACCGCAGCTCGCACCTTGGTTCGTCGTCAAAAAGACAAATCTGGTACCGCTCTAAACATCACACCAAAATACATGATTGTCTCTCCTGAAAAAGAGACATTAGCTCGTCAGTTGATTACTAGCGAAGCAGCTCTTGGCCAAACGAATCCTGGGATTATTAATCCATTCCGTAACTCTATGGATATTATCGTTGAGTCTGAGTTATCTGCTACTGCATGGTATCTCGCCGCTGCGCGCCGTACTCTCAAAGTAGGGTATCTGCAAGGTACAAATCGTCGTCCAATTGTCAATGAAAAAAGCCGTGATCTTAGCGGTGTCGAGTATGAGTGTGTATTTGATTTCGGTGTATTCGCTGAAGATTACCGCGGTCTTTACAAAAATAACGGTCAATAAGGAGTAAGCAATGGCAAAAGAAGCAACACAATATCAAGATGGTGATGTAATCGACTATACCTTAGCAGGTGCAGTCGATGTAGGGGATGTTGTACCACTGGGTACAGGTATGATCGGTATTGCACTGAGTAGTGGATTAGCTGGAGAGGTTATTGGGCTTGCAATTGAAGAGGTTTATGAGATCAATGCAACTACAGCAGATGTAATCGCAATCGGTGATATTGTTTATTTTAATGCTACTACGCGGGCAATTACAATAACAGCAACATCAAATACTCGTGCAGGCCGTGCAGTAAGTAAAAAAGCAGCAGCATCAGCCGGTACTGTTTTTGTAAAAATTAACGCAGCGTAAGGGGGCATTCGATGTTTGTGAAACTTCATCGCAATGAAACATATCGTGGCGCTAGTCATCAAGAGGGGGACATCATCGAAGTTGGTGATGATCTCGGAGGTCGTATGATCTTGTCCGGTACAGCAACCAAGGCTACAAAGCCAGAGGATAAAGTAACTGCTGAAACTATTGATGCAATGCCATATAAAGATATGAAGAAACTTGTATCTGAATTAAGTATTGAAACGTCAGATACAAAAATGCCAACTTATTCCGCAGCGCTTAAAGCGCACTACGGGGTATAAAAATGTTTAAAGAGCAGCTTCAAAAAGATTTGGATGTTTTTATAAACCCAAATGAGTTTGGATCAGCTGCTCTTTATAATGGAGAACCAATAGCTGTTGATTTTAGAAGCTCAAGTGATGTTGTTTTTGATCGTGGAAATATTCACGATGTCAGCAGTTCTGTCCCTGTATGTTTTTGCAAAGAAAGTGATATCCAAGGTATAGAAAATGGAGACTCGATTGTGATCGATGGCGCTATTTTTTATGTTTTAGATTCTGATGAATCATCAGGTGGGATACAAAAAATTTATTTAAGTAAGGATAGACCGTGAGTAAACGTCAAACAATTGTCGATGCAATTATCACTCGTCTATCTGCTATACCAAACATCATCAGCGTTGATGATTGGAAAGTCCATAAGCTCAGCGAAAAAGAGATGCCTGCAATCATTATTCGTGATGTTGGATCAAAAACAGATTCATCAGCGTATGGATCTATAGGCCACTCTTTATCTATTGAAGTTGATTTATTAGTTAGTGATAGTTCAACAACGATGGCAACATTGAGAACAATCATGTCAAGTATTTTGACAGCAATAGGTACTGAGGGTGATGATTTACTCGATCACGTTACTTATGAAGGTGATGATATTTTAGCAGAGCATCAGGATTACTTTTATGGCGGTGCGAGAATGAAATTTAGCGTGGAATATTCCACGGCGGCATGGGAGATATGATGATTGATAACCTAATCCAAATCGGAACCATTGTCAACGTCGATCCTGAGAATCGCGCATTAGTACGTGTTGAACTGTTTGAGCGTGTCACGGACTGGATCCCTTATAAGATGATCGTTAATTCTCATATCCGTATTTGGACCCCACCGCGTGTTGGTGAGCAGGTGATCGTATTCTCTCCTTTTGGTGAAGGTGATGATGGGATTGTTATTGGTGGGATTTATAACGTTAATCAAAAAGAGCCGACAGGATCAAATGATCATACAAGTGTCATTGTATTTGAAGATGGTACCTCGATCACGTATGACACGATAGCCAAAGCTTTGACAATCAATGCGTCCGGTTCGGTTGCTGTCACTGCTCCCTCTGGTATGTCGATCACGGCGGATGTCACGATCACTGGTAATCTGAATGTATCTGGTACGGTTACTGACGAAAAAGGATCATTGACTACTCATATTCATAGCGGTGTGATGGCTGGACCATCAAATACGGGAGTGCGTCCATGAATTTAGCACAGCGAATTACCCGAATCCTTACAACTCGTCCGGGCGAACGTGTTGCTCTTCCGACGTATGGCTCTGAGCTGTACAAGTTACGTGACAGAGCACTAACCAATGAGGTGCGTTTGATGTTCACCGTGTATTGCAAAGCAGCAATTGAGAAGTGGGAAAATGTGAAGGTATCCAAAGCAGAACTTACTGCTGTCAATACGACGGATGGGTCATTCTCATTTACGATATCACTCTCAAACGGCGAAACTATTGCGGGGGTAGCGTGATGTTGATACCTCCTATGTGTGTAGTGAAGAGTTATGATGAGATCAAAGCGGAAATGGTAGCTACTTATCAAACCGTCGTTCCGTTTTATATTCCGAATGAATCGGATGATGTTATGAGCGTACTTGAAGCGTTTGCGTATCGAGAACTGATGCTTAGAACATTTTTCAATACTCAGGTTGCAAACAGTTTTTGGCAAACTGCCATGGGCGAATATCTCGATTTTATCGCACAGTTTTTCGATGTTTTCCGCTTGATTGGAGAGAAACCGACTGCATCTGCTACATTTACAATTAACACTATCCTTGGATATGACTACGTCCTTGATGCGGGTGCTGAACTGCTGAACAATGATGGATCGATATCGATTCTAATCTCAACTATCACGATACCGACAGGAAGCATCGAAGCATCAGGGATTATAGAGCTTCAGATCGAAACGGCTCAAAGTTCTGCTGCGGTATCTAGCATTATGATTCCTCGACCTTATCTCAAAAGCGTTATCCAAACTACCACGTTTAGCGGTGGATCGGATACCGAAACGGACGATGAGATGCGCGAGCGAATCAAGCTCTCATTCGAAGAGGTCACTACCGCCGGATCAGTGAGCTCGTATCGAGCTTATGCACTCAAAGCCGATGAGCGGATCGATGATGTCGCGGTATTAAGCCCTACTCCCGGAGTTGTTGACGTCATTCTACACTCACTCAGTACTGTGGATGCAGCGATGATCAGTCGCGCATATACCGCACTCTCCGCAGATAAGGCCAGACCGCTATGCGACACGGTACAGGTTCGTGCAGCCACTGTTACGAGCTATACCGTCAATGCGGTTCTCACGCTCGATCCGTTGTCTGATCCCGCATCAACACTGGAAGCGGCACGGCTACGACTTAAAGAGCGTGTGGATAGTATCCTCATCGGTCAGAGTATCACAACCTCCTCGATGATTGCGGCACTGTCGGTTGATGGGGTGGATGATGTAACGCTGATCGCTCCCGCTTTGGCCGTATCGGTACTCTCTGATGGCGTAGCAATCTGTACGCTCATCGATATCAGCGTAGGAGCATAAAATGAATATTATTGATAATGCAGCATGGGATGACGTTTATCTGATCGAAACGAGCGATTACGTTTTAGGGGGAGTAGAGGGAACCAGCAACGAACAGGCAAAAGCTCTCGCTAACCGTACCCGATATCTGCACGATTTGCTTGAAGCAATTGAAAATGAAATAGCGCTAATGCCGACATCGAATGTGATGAATCAGGCGCTTTCGCTCAAAGCTGATAAAACCTATACAGATACGGAGCTTGGCAAAAAAGCCGACAAAACCTATACAGATAACAAGCTGGGGCTCAAAGCGGATAAAACCTATGTCGATGATGGGTTTGCTATAAAATCGTCGGTAACTGCCAAAGCTGATAAAACCTATACAGACACGGAGCTTGGCAAAAAAGCCGACAAATCTTATACAGACACGGAGCTTGGCAAAAAAGCGGATAAAAGCTATGTCGATAATAACTTTTTGGCAGCATCAAAAATTGTTACTGCAACATCCGGTGAGGTACAAACTTCAGCCCGTGCAGGTGGACAATTGCAGGCCAATTGGAACTATAACTTCGCAGATATATATCCTCCATCAGGGTTTACGATGTCAAATTTAATTGGCTTTATATGCTCCCCTGCAATTATTTACTTTAATGGAGTGGTAAATGGAGATGACACTTTGTACTGCCGTTGGGAACGACGGCTTGATTATGTGCGTGTCATCTGCCAAAACAGTGAGAGCCGTGGGGTCAGCTCCGTCAACTATTTGGCGATGTGGCAAAAATGATGAACTCGCTCCTCCCTACTCATTACACGCCGAGTGAGCATGCGCTCGATGCGGTCAGCGAAGAGGTTCGTAATAAGCTCTCCGCTGATTTGTGGGATGCTCCGATTCTTGATCCAATGCGATGCAATGAGAAATTTTTACCGATGCTCGCCAAATTCTACGGGGCCGAACTGTGGATGAGTAATATGACTACTGATCAGCAGCGTAAAGCGATCGGAGATTCGATTGCAATCCGTAAAAAGCGCGGTACTACATGGTCAGTCAAGCAGGTAATAAAAAGCTTCGATGAGGGTGCAAGCGTCATCGAGGGGGTTTCCCCCATCCGCTATGACGGTACTCATCATTACGACGGAGCACAGCAACACGGAGTCAACGACGAATGGGCGGAGTACTCCGTCATGCTTACACAGCCGATCCCAAGTGCGGACGATCAGATCCGCTTTATGAACATGCTTGGAAGTTATGCACCGGCACGCTGTCATCTTGTCGGGATTGACTGGCGCGTAGGGGTCTCATCCCCAGTGGAGGCAAAGAGCAACGCTATATTTGCGATCGATCCTTATTCATCGCTCAGTATCAGTGCCTCATCACCCTGCGCTCATGAGACTATGGCTGTATTCGACTGGGATTGTGAGAGTGAACTTTTAATCAGTGCTTCGCTTGCATCCTCGGCATCTATGGGTGCGATGACGCACTTAAACATATAAGGAGAAACCAATGGCAGTTACAGGCATACCAACAACATCAGGGTTGACGATCCTATCCGGATCACTTAAAGAAGGGGTAACGAAATTTGCCCTCTACGGCACATCGACCGCTACGACCGACGTACCGTTTACTGAGGCGAGTACGATCGCAACGCTCGCATCATATCTGGTTGGAACGTTTGACGTGAGTCGTGGGTATTTCGATCAGACCGGCGTACTCACGTTCGAGTGTCCGATCCCTTATAACACCAATTCGACCAAATGGGTAGGAGCATGTGGACTGATCCATGTCGATCCATCTACCGGAGCAAGCACACTCGTTGCGATAACTCAGGTACCTAAATTTCAAAAGGTATCCGGTATCGGAGGAACGGTTATCTATAAAGTGCCAATCGCAGGAACAGCTGGATCACCGGTATTTGGTACTGAGAGCTATGCGACCAGTGTGCAGGTTGATGAGCGTCTCAATGAACTGTATAGCGGTTTAATGATCGCGATGGATCAGGCGGGGCTTGCTAATAAAGAGATTGAAAAGACACGAACTAAGCGGATTCAGTCGGGGGTGATCACACTCAAAAATCGAGGGGTTATCAAAGGGTGTACTCTCACAAAAAGTATTACGGCCACTCGTAACCTGAGTCTTGGCAATGGAACGGCGTACATGAACGGACAAATACTTGCGGTAGCTGATCAGCTCAATACCGCTGTGGTACCGGTTAATACCGATGTCGTTTCGAAGACATGTTATGCCTATATGTGGATCGATACGTCTGGCAACGTGCAGGTGGACTGTACTGCTTTGGGTGGAAGTGTCCCCAGTACCGCTATGGCTATGTATCTCATCACGGTACCCGCCAAC